AAGCTATTCTACCTTTGAAACGAAATGCGCAGGGTAAACTTGGGGTAGTGACTGAAAATGCTGGACAATCTAAAGGAAATCTGTATAATATCACAGTAAACGTACAGTCTAAACAAGGTGAGAACCCAGAACAGTTTGGGCAAAGAGCAGCTGCAGCTATGATGCGTAGTATAGCTAAAGAAGAAATCTCTAGTGCTAAACGTCCTGGAAATACCTTAAACAAATCGAGATTTGGCTAATGACAACTACTGCACTTCCTTTAACTACAAAAATAACTATTGATAGCGATAAGACTGTTGTATTTAGTGAAGTATCTGCTCAGTTTGGGGACGGCTACGAACAAGTAGCCCCTAAAGGTATTAATAATGTTAGAGAAAGCTGGTCTATACAATGGGGAGCTTTAACTACTACTGAAAAAGATACTATAGTTACAGCTTTAAATGCTGTAGGTTCTTGGGGTATCTTAACTTGGACTCCTTGCGGGGATACAGTTCAGAAAAAATATAGACTTTCTAAAGAAGGTTATTCAGTAAGAAGAGAAGGGTCTAATCAAGTATTTTCGGTTAGTTGCTCACTTCGTCAAGTCTTTGATATAACTTAGGAGGTCAAGTGGATATTGAAGACCTAACTAAACAGTCAACTTTACCAGCTTATGTTGAACTTTTTGATATAGATTGCACCTCAATTAACGGTACAATTTATAGATTAACGCCTAATGTAACTGGCACTGGCACTCCAATTCAATTTGGCGGAAATAGTTACACTCCTTATCCTATTGAACTTATAGGTTATTCGACTACTTCAGACGAAGCTCCCGCTAGACCTACCCTAAACATCTCAAACATAAATAAAGTATTTGGGATGTTAAGTTTTGCTCTTCAAGATATTATAGGCGCGAAAGTTACTTACTATAGAACTTTTGAAAATTACCTAAATCAATCAACTAAAATATCAGCAGCTCCTTTAAAATTTACTATAGCTAGAAAGACTGCCCACAATCCAGCTGTACTTAGTTTTGAACTTCGTTCTCCTTTAGATGCTGATAGAGGTATGTTACCTAAAAGACAGATGCTTAAAAGAGATTTTCCTGGACTTGGTATTAATAAGGTATTATAATGTATGACATAGATAAGCTTTCTAGAGGAATTTTAGATAACTATCCTAGTGAAAGTTGCGGGTTTATTCTTGAAGATGATACTATTATCTTTTGTGCAAATATCTCAGAAACTCCAGAGAAGTCTTTTAAAATAAATCCAGTAGACTATATTAAATTTGCTGGAAAACTTAAATATATCTTTCATAGTCACTGCGTAGACGCTAGAGCAAGTAGACACTTAGACCCTAGAACCCCTTCAGTTGCTGATATGAAAGGTCAACAAGTATCTGGAGTTCCTTGGCTAATCTTTGCCACAGAAGGTTGGGTAGTTTCAGACCCTATAGAGCTTCCAAGAACTCCTTCAAGTGAATATCTGGAAAGACCTTTTATCTGGTTTATTAATGACTGCTATACACTAGTACAAGATTATTATAAATTTGAATTAGGTATTGAGTTAAAAGCTTATATTCTCCATGACTATACGCAAATTAGAAAAACAGATAAAGTATTTGACGAATTTATAGCAGATTACGGCTTTCAAGAGTTCCATAATATAGATGACCTACAAAATGGCGACCTTTTTATTATAGATAACTCTGGATTTACTGAAAATCATCTAGCTATTTACCATGAAGGTTATCTCTTACATCAAGGACTTCTCTCCTGTAAAGAGCCTTTAGAAAGTTATATGGGGCAGATTAAAAGAAGGTTAAGATATGTTCATTAAAATATACTCCACAGTCAATGACTTTATAGAGTTTGAAACTGCGCTTAAAGATACTAGAGAGATTTTCAACTCTATTAAACATACCTATGGTGAAGATGTTACTGATAGTATTTTATATGCAGAACATTTATTTATAGGAACTATAGGCGAAAGGGCAGATGCTTTAACTCCTACTACTTTATTTTCTGATATAGGTTTATATGAAGAACTTCACATAATACCTAAAATAGAAGGTAATGAGCCAATTACAGCAACTATGATTATGGCAGCTTCTATATCTGCTACATCGGCTTTAGGTGTAACTGGTGGTACTATTTTAATGTCTGCAGCTGTGGCTTCTGCAATCGCAGTAGTAGCTAATGTAGCTATTGCTATTGGTATCTCAATGGCAGTATCAGCTATTATGACTCCAGACAGTCACTTTGGCTCTGACCCAGCACAAGCACAAAAACAAAGTAAAATGTTTAATACTGCACTTACAATCAATGAACAAGGTGGTTCAGTTCCTTTAACTTACGGAAATCCTTTCTGTGGTGGTGTATTAATCTCTTCTGGAATAACTTCTTCGGACATAGGAGTCAAAATAATATGAGTACAGAACTTATAATAGCTGGTGAAATGGGTAAAGGCGGTGGTGGTAGTACAGAAGCTAAAGATACTTTAATAAGCGAGCAAACTGTAAAAACCTTATTTGCCGTTGGTGAAGGTATTATCGAAGGTGTTGATGATATTTTCTTAGATACAGTATCTATTAGTAGCTTTGACGCAGCCTATGAAGTACGTTATGGTATGCCTAGTCAAACAGTAATATCTAATAGTGATAAAGGTATTAGCTTTTCAACTACTGAATCTCCTCTTCCTGGTTTTACGTCTAAAACTATTATAAGAGATTCTATTAAAACTCCTGGAAATGAACTTCCTAATGTAAGTACAGGTGAAGTTGTTAATGCTGTCAGTTTAGTAGCTAACACTTGGTATAGAATTACATCTTTAGGCACAACAAACTTTAAATTAATAGGGTCGCCTTCTAATGCTTTAGGTACTGTTTTTAAAGCTACTGGGGCAGGAACGGGTACTGGGGCTACAGTTAGAATGCAACCTAACTATGTAGTCCCGACTTTTGACACTTCTATCCCATTTGAAGAAACCTTAACTTCAGTAAGACTTACTTTTTCAGTATCTACTCTGTCTTCTTTAGATGGAGAGGGTAACTTAAACGGTAGTTGGTTTACTTTTGAAATTTATACTAGACCTAATACTAATAGCACATGGTCTAGGTATGGGACGAATTCTAAAGGAATCCCAACTGGCTATACAGGAACTCTCGTAAAGGGTAAAACTACACATGGTTATACTTTTGAAAGAACAATACCTAGACCTACGGCAGCTTCTAGTTCTACAGGACCTTGGCAAGTTAGAGTAATAAGAACAAGAGAAGACTCTAGTTCTTCTAAAAAACAAAATATCTTTACTTGGAACGCTGTTACGCAGATTTATGAAAAAGGTTTACCTTACAATAATACTGCTCTAATTGGTGTTATTTTAAGAGATGCTACTCAGTTTGGGAATAGAATTCCAGAAGTTATGTTTAAAGTTAAAGGTAAGAGATTACGATTGCCTATTAATTATAACCCAACAACTAGAGTTTATACTGGAAATTGGGATGGAACTTTATATAGTTCTTATAATCTTCAATACACTAATAATCCAGCTTGGATTCTTTTTGATGTTCTTACTGATACTAGAGCTGGTCTTGGCATACCAGAAGCAGATATTGATAAGTATTCAATCTATAACTTAGGTAAGTATGCTGATGAACAGATACCTACTGGATATATTGAACCCATCTACAGTACTATAGGGGGTGCTTTCCCTGGAGATACTTCTTTTAACCTACTTATAGGCGGAGAAGAGTCTACTATTCCTAGATTTACTTTAGACTACTCTTTTCAAAGTAGAGAAGGGATTAAGGACTTCTTATCGCAAATTTTAAGTATTTGTAATGCTAACTTAATTACTAATGAGTTTGGGCAATTAGCTGTTATCTTCCAGCAAAGAGGGCAAGTAGTTAAAAGAATTGTAAATAATTCTAATGTAATTGACGGTACTTTTACTTATCAAAGTTCAAACATAGAGCAAAGAACTAACTTAGTTAATGTAACTTATAATAATGGGTTAAACTTTGGGCGTACAGATACAGCTACAGTTTCTGACGAAGCTCTTATAGCTAGATATGACTTGAGACCTACAGACGTAGTACTTCCTGGATGTTACTACGAAGTTCAAGCTATTAGAAAAGCTCGCTGGGCACTTTACACTAACTGTTACTTTACTGACTTTGTGTCATTCAGTGTACTGTTAGATGGTATGACTTATAAGATTGGGGACTTAATTAGAGTCTGTGATAGTTATAATCGTACTGACCAGCAAGCAGGTATAATCTTATCCTCAACTATTTCTGGTAGTACTACAGTTATAACTCTTGACCGTATAGTTCAACTCACAGAAGGTACTTATACTTTCTTTAGTACAGACTCTAGCAATGAAGATATATCTAAGACTATAACTGCACCATTTAACTCAAATGTTGTAACTCTTTCTGAAGTTAAGACTATAACGGCAGGAGCTGTTTACGCAGTTTCTAAGTCAGCTGCTAATAAACTTTATAGAGTTACATCTATAAGTAAGAGTGAAGACCAACAGTATTCAATTACAGCTCTTGAATTTGATGAAGCTATCTTTGATTATATCGATTCTGGGATTACATTAACTCCTAAAACTGGAGATTATGCTGAAATTGGCACCTACAGCACTGTTCCTGTAACTGAAATCTTTGTTAAAGAGAATTTTGGAACTAATGGAACTTACACAGCAGGAAGACTACAAGTAAGTTGGACTTGGGACTTAGCTAAAACTCAAAAGTTTACTGCTAAATATAAACTTACTTGGGCAGTAGATGACGGCACTCCTACTATCGTAGAAACTATAACCTCAGATACTTTTGATATTATAAACCCTATCCCAGGAGTTTATACTATCTCTGTTTGGGCAGTTAACCCTTTCAGTAACTTCTACTCTAAGGTTACTATTTTACAATATGCTTTTAGAACTGAAGTTTCTAACTCTACTCTTTTACCTCCTGTAAATGTTAGAATAGCTGGGTCTGAAGTGATAAGTCCGCAACCAACTACTTTAGAATTTACAACCCCAGAACTTACTCTAGCTTTTGATTACAATACAGGCAATCAGAATGTTGATGATGCTCTCTATGACTATCTAGTTGAAATTTGGGATAATGCAGGGCTAAATAAGTTAGAGTCTTACTCTATAAATCCTACAACTGGTAGTGAAACAGCTGACCCTACAGATGACACTTTACTTTATAAACCTCTAAATGGTAGTTTTGGTCTTCCTTTTAGCCGAAATGTTAACATTTTTGGCGGGTTTCCTGCTCGAACTTTTAAAGTTAAGGTCTATAGTAGAGATACCTTAGGCGATTTATCACTCCCAATCACCGTTACAGTTAGTAACCCAGTTCCAGACTTTACTTCTTTTACTGTTACCCCAGACTTTGGTAAAGTTAGAGTTGATATAGAAGCTTCGGGTGAGATTGATTCAAATGAATACTTTATCTATAGAGGAACTACAACTAACTTTACCCCAGACGCTGATAATCTCTACTATAAAGGTCTTAGTAATTCAGTATCTTTAACTACCCCAGATACTAACGAGTACTTCTATAAGTGCGCTATTTCAGATAGTTTTGGAAGTGAAGGTTTAAATTACTCTACAGCTAAAGCTGCTAGGTCTATAGTTGGTAATGCTGACTTTGTAACTATCTCTGGAGAACAGTTCTTTACTTATGCTTCTGGAAGTGCAACTCCAAGAAATTCAACTATTACTTTAACTGCTACTTTACATGGTACTTTAACTACTTACTTGTGGCAGTATTGGAATGGAAGTGCTTGGGCAACTTTGTCTGGAACAGCTGTAGGTCAAAACTATATTCTTTACCCAGATAATGCTGCTTGGGGAGTTAATAAGTCTCTAAGAATTAGATGCCTTTCAGATACTATGGCTGGTGAGATTACTATAGTTAAGATTTCTGACGGAGCAGCTGGAAATCCAGGACTTACTACAGCTACAGTCTATATCTATCAGAGACTTGCAGGAACTAACCCCCCAGCTTTGCCTACTGTAGCTACAACTTATACATTTAGTTCTGGTGTTCTTACTGGATTGAATAATAACTGGGTAACGTCTATACCAGCTGGTTCTGACCCTTTATATGTTTCAGCTGCTACTGCTTCTGCGGGTACTCTTACTGATACTATTCAAGCTAATGAATGGGCAACTCCAGTTATTTTAGCTAAGAATGGTATTGATGGAAATGACGGAGACCCAGGAGTTAATGGTATAAATACAGCTACTATCTACTTATATCAGACAACTTCAACTTCAACTCCACCAACTTTGCCTAATGCAGATGTTACTTATACTTTTTCAAATGGAACTACAACTGGAATTACTAACGGGTGGGTTCGTTCATTACCTATAACTGGAACTTATCGTTGGGTAACTACAGGCACTGCTTTAAGTACTGGAGCTACAGATGTTATTACAAGTGCAGAGTGGGCAACTGTAAGTTTACTTGCTCAAGACGGTGTAAATGGGACTAGAACTGCTATCTTAGATATGTATCAGTGGTCAGCTACAGTTCCTACACTATTTCCAGCAGGTACTTCTACCTATACATGGGCAACAGGACAGTTTACTGCTCCTGGAACTTTAAATAGTTGGAGTTTAGTTCCTTCTTCTCCAGTTGTAGGGCAAACTTTATATGTAACTAGAACTATTTATGCAGATTCTGGTACAAGTGCTACTACTTCTATTACTTGGAATGCTACTACTGCTACTGCTAGAGGAACTGCGGGCACTAATGGTGTAAATGGTTCAAGAACTGCGTTTATGGAGTTATATAAGTGGGCAGCTAGTACTCCAAGTACTTATCCTAGCGGAACTTCAACTTATACTTGGTCAACTGGGGTATTTACAACACCTACTACTGCTAATGGGTGGTCTTTACTTCCTGGTACGCCTACTAAAGGTTACACTCTATATGCTATAGGTCAAAGTTATAGTGATACTGGAACTAGTGGAACTACTAATATAACTTGGGCAAGTAATACACCTTACCCAGTTGGTTTAGCAGGTTCTGACGGACCTCAAGGACCTCAAGGTAATGTTGGACCGCAAGGACCTCAAGGTCCACAGGGTAGTCAAGGTGTACCTGGACCTTCTGGGAAAGCAGCTGTAAGAGCTTATCAAGTAACTTCTAGTGCGGGTACTCCTCCAAGTTACACAACCTCGACAAGCAATGGGGTTTTACCCGGAGTTAGTTGGTCAAGTACACAAGGAACTGTAGGTGTAAATCAGTTCCAATGGCAAATAGATGGCATTGCTGACTATAGTACTGGAACTACAACTTGGACAAATCCATACCTTAGTGTGTTTAAAGTTGATACTTTAGCTGCTTTTACGGTTAATACTGGTGCATTAACGGTTAATAATACACTTACAGTTGGTACTGGAGGTGTTATTAAATCTGGTATGACTAATTTTGCTACAGGCACTGGTTATTGGCTTGATTATAATAGTGGTACACCTAGATTTAGTATTGGTACAGGTTCTGCTGGAACTATGACAACTGGTTTGTCATGGGATGGCGGTACTGCTAAATTCTTTGGTGGTGGTACATTTAGCGGAGCATTATCTGCTGCGTCAGGTACATTTGCTGGTTCACTTTCAGCAGCAACAGGGTCATTTGCAGGAAGTCTGAGTGCAGCTACAGGTAGTTTTGGCGGTACAGTTACTGTAGGAAGTTCTCCTGCCGTTAGCGGAACTACTATGACAGGTAGTGGGGCAGTATTAAACTCTAACGGTACTTTTGCTATAGGTAGTTCAACTGCTAATATTAGTTTTAATGGTAGTACATTTACTTTTAATGGTAATGTTGTTGGTACTTCTAATATTAATGCACTAGCTGTTACCGAAGTAAGTAAGTATGAAAAGAATCTTGGTGTAACTCTGCCTGCAAACTCAAGTGGTGCTCAATCTAGTACACAATATTATTCGAGTCTTGCTATTCCATCGGTTGCTGTAGCCACTACACGCATAGTTCTTGTAACAGTCCAACTATCGCACTCTGATAGTAGTGCTGGATATTTTAGACTTAATATAGGGGGCTTGACATTTGTATCTGATGTTAATACCCGCCAAGTAGATGGCTCTAACGTCTCTACATATTCTTTCATGGGTAGTAAATCGATTGCAGCATCTGTTACAGACTTTGGAACCGTATCATTAGAGCTTATAAACGGCACTACTGGTAACTATTGGAATACGGGGTCGGTTACTGCCAAGATTATTATTACAATACTAACAGGTAAGAAATAATGAATTTTATATACACATTTTACAAAAGCTCTGGAGAAATTGTAGAGAATGTCAATGTCTCGGAAGAAGTATTTAGTAATATTATTTCTGAGACACAATACCAATATATTGAAGGTTCATATAATAATGAAAATTATTACATTGATAATGGCACACCCGTATTAAAACCTCTTAGACCTGATATATTTCACGAGTTTAACTATGAACTTAAACAATGGCAACCAGCTACTAACTATCTTAGTACTATAAAAACAAGTAATAAAGAAGTTATAAACACCCTAAGCGGAGATATGATTTTAAGAAAATACCCAACTTATCGTCAGATAAACTACAACAGAGACCCAGCAGCACCAGCTACTATAGAAATGAACCTCTGGATAGATGATATACGGGCTGAAAGTAACATAGCTACTTCATCTATAGACTTAGCTACTGAGTTAGCAACTATCGAAGGGATTTTAGAAGGTTTTAAAGCTTATTTAGCGGGTTTATAAGGTTTATGCGTCAAGTTCTTGGCTAATGTCAGGTTCTTGACGCATACTTTTCATAAAATAACCACAAATATGTCTTGAAATTGTAACAAAACAAGCGTAAACTAGATAGAAATAGCAATTTAACTTTATAGCTAAACCCTTTAGTTATAAACTTAACTTGCTGATACAGGTTTTGAACAGCTATTGTTCAGAAATGACACTGCATTACAGTGGGAAGAACTAGGAGATTGACTATGGCAGTCGATTCTACAGGTACAGGTTCAGGTATTGACTTGAACAATCTCTTTCAATCAGCAATTACAGGTGGTAATATGGGTAACATCTTCGGTGGCGGTACTGATGGTAGCGGTGGCTTTGTAATGGGAGCTTTATTAGGTAGATTACTATTTAATCCTAATGGTAATGACCTAAATGGTAATGGCAACCAAAATGCTGCTACTGATGCCGCAGTTGCAGCTGCTCTAGCTAATGCTAATCAAGCTAATAACAATGCTATGCTACTCTTGAAAGACATTCAAGATAGTTCACAAGAAGTTCTCTCAGCTATCAGTGCTTCAGAAAATGCTATTAACTCTACAGTTAATGCTACCGCGCAGACTGCTTTAGTGCAACAACTACAAGCTCAGATTGCAAACCTCCAAGGACAAGGCGAGATTAAGGCTTCAGTTGCAACTTCTACTGGAACTATTGTTAATGAGTTGCATGAATCTACTCAGCAAATTGGTAATCAGTTAGATGGTATTACTGTATCTATGCTTAATGGGTTTAACAATGTAACTAGAGAAATCACTAATGATGGTGATAAAACTAGAGCGTTGATTACAGCTAATATGGTTACTGACTTGAATAATCAGATTGCAGACTTGAGAACTCAACGTCATGTAGCTGATAGTGGAGTTAATGTTACTAATAACATCAATCAAAACCAACTTCAACAACAGCAACAACAACAGTTAGGGTATGTAGTTAATGCCTTAAACGGGGTTGTTAGTGAGTTACAGAGAAACACGCAATCTGTGGTTAATCTTGGAACAATGTCGGGTTCAGCTGGTTCGCAAACAGCTAATAACACTAGAGTTAATGGCTGAAATCGGTATGGTCTGGTTAGTTTAGGTTCTAAATCGAGGTAAAGATGAGTTCTTCAATAGATGAGTTACAAAAACGGATAGCAGAACTGCAAGTAGCGGGAGGTTTGGTCGCTAAACCGCCAGTTCCAGCTGTAAATGACACTCCTAGTGACATAAAAAGTTTAATTAGGGATGTTATTCGTGAAGAAATGAGCTTATTGAAGGACTCAACTCTAGTTAAGCCCGAACCTCCTGTAGTTCCAGCAAGAGAATTAACTATGTTGGAAGCTATAGGTCAGTGTTTGTCCGTAGAAGAGCAGAAATGGCTCTCTAAACCAGATATTCTACAACAAGTTGACAAGAAATTAGCAACTTATTTCCAGACGGAGGAAGGAAAGTCAGCTGTAAAGACTTTCTTCACCTACTTTCGAGGGTTCTATGAAAATTAAACATACAGTTGAAGCTACTGCGAAGGAGGTTAATGACCTTTTCGACATTAGTATGAAGGCTTGCCTAGCTAGTTATAGCACAGTTGAAGAGCAAGCTACGGCTATAGCAGCTGCTAAGGTTGAGTTTGAAAAGTTACTTAACTGCTACGCGGATGTGGCACTACAGTTAGGTAAGAAGTTGGGTAAAGTTAGTGCTGATTCAGAAGATGATGAAATGTATGCGGCTATGGAAACTCCTGTAGCTTAACTTCCACTTAGTCCTCTTTCGGGTATATATTAGAAGTTAGTATATAGCTGAAAGGGGATTCTCAACCAGACAACAATTCAAAAACCTACTCTCCTTCATCCCTTCAAATCCTCTACCTAAACTAACTATATCATCATGTTTAAGTACCTCATTACCCGAACTACTACTCATTTAACACCTCTAGTTTGCTGAATTTCAGTACATATTATAACAATAAAGTCTACACCTTGTCAATATATTTTCTACGGGAAAACTTGGAAATTTGCGCCAAAACGGGAAAATAAGACACCGTAAATCGCTACAAGCCACGAATGACGCGCCCTCCAGAATCCTCTACCATACCCTATAGAAGTAAAATAATACAAATTTGCGGACGTGTAGGCAGTTGGTTTGTACTCTAGCTAGTTTAGGAGTTTAGTTTGCAGACTACAAGCTGTAGTTGAGGGTCTTTAGGACTATACTTATATTAGAGGAAGACTTTCCAGCGAACAAGATGTATTAAGAGGGTAAGTATGCGTTTGGGTTTTGAAAGTTTGTATATAGAGTAGGTGCGCCTATTTACCTTACGCATCCTACATAGTCGCTGGTAGTACCTTGTTAAGATACCACCAACTAAACTACTATCTGATTAACTTATTAACCCTTAACCCTTGTAAAGTAGAATCAAAAAACTCTTTTGAAACTGTAACTATACAGTTCTCGCGCTTGCTTACTTCTCTTTTGTGGCTTGTAGTCGTGCGACTAAACCACTCATCAGTAACATACCATTGCGCGTTTGTTTTAACCGCTATAATGGTATTGTAACTAATATAAATATGAGTGCCATATATCTCACTATATCCATAGAAGAGTTGTTTCGAACCTACTTGCTTATTCAATCCTAAGTTGTAGGATATCGCTATATCTTTTAATTTAACCGTCATTGTTAGCACTCCTTAACTAGA